GATAGGTTTATCTTCTGCCGCCTGCTGCGTTGACAAATGCATACATCTTTTCCGCAGTTGCTAGAACTTGTTCAAGTCCAGGAAACTCTGGCATTCCGACTGTGTTTACAATCTGTCCAGTCTTTTCATCACGTTTAGCGCTCATTTCCCAACCCTGCCATTTGTAGGTATATTCTGCCTGCACCATCTCTTTGGCCATATGTAGAATATCTGTGCGGATTTCATAACCATTCTTGTTGAATTTTACTTCAGGTAATTTTACTTCTGGTAAAATACGATCGCTATTAGACATATTATTCTCCTTTCGTGTATGTGTATGTCTTGTGTTAGGCCTTATGTTCTGCACGACTTTGTGCAGACCAGGCATCCCAACCTGCCTTGAACCAGTCAATACTGAAAGGATTGACTAATTTTTCTACTTTGGTATGTAGTATTTCTCTGCCACATGTTGAAATAATATTGCTTGTGGCCTCTACAGCACTGTGCAAAAATTTACTTTGAGCATCAATATAGATTATCATATCCGCTTTTATGTCGGGATGACGAACATACTTTTCTACAAATTGCCGCTTGGCATTTTGCACACTGTCTATAAAGAGTAAAGGTTGATTAAACATAACTGTCTCCCTGTGTGAATCATTATACGTTTTTATTTATATATGTCAATAGATCTTGGCTTAAAATGTATTTTAGTAAATTCCCATTCTTCACCTAATACAGGTTTATGTTCTAGCAATTCATCTATGGCCACAACTGCTAATAAAAAAGCAAATATAATTATTGAAGTTATAATCATTTGTTCATCAACCTCACAGCACTTTGCCACTTACCACGGCGAGTAAGATGACTGGCCAATAGACCAGTACACCATATGTCATAGATCATCTTTAATGTTTTCATTTCCATGCTCCTGAATTATGATCGCTCATATATCTGCGGGCCCGTGCATGGCCACTGGCTTCTAGGGCTAGGTAAATTTTATGTAATACTGCAAGAATGTAGGTCATTATATTATTTCTCCTTGTGGGATTGGTATTCAAACTCTTTGATATAATTTTCAAGAGTTGCAGCATCTGTAATGCTTTTTCTGCTTAGATATGAATCCAGCTTACTCTGGTAAGAGTCATTAGGAAACATTTCAGCGAGGCGCTCGAGGATACCGAGCATGAGTGCTGATATAGACATTTATATTCTCCTATATATGTATATGTGTGATAATATTTATGCAAGTTATTGCTGCATTGCACAAAAGAACTATTTTATATTCAATTTGTTTCAAATAAATAATGATAAGGAAAATTTTAATGAAAAAAACTACCAAAAGTTTAATGGAAGAACTTAATAGCATTGTTACTAAAAGGGACAATGAAGCTGTCATAGAGACTAGGGCCGCTCACATAATAAACGGTGCTATAAATTTACTATCTATGATTAAAGAAAATTATTCATTAGAACAAGCGAACGAATTGGAAAGAAGGTTAATTAATAGTATTAAAAGTAATGATCCAAATAAATTTACCAGGGGTATTAGAAAATTAAGGGATAGTAAAGAACCTAAAAAAAGTTTATAGATGGTAAATTTATAATTTTGGAATAAATAAAAACATAAAAGTGTTGATACACTTAAAGATTTAGGAGAAATCAAATGCCAAGTATTACAAAGAAAAATGAGACCGTACATCCATTACCAATTTTCAAGAATGGTGTAAGTCTACAGTTGTTTCAAATCACTTTCACATCAAGTGTACATAACAAGACCAGTGCTACAACTGCTGGTGTTAGAAGCCCCGTTGTTCAGGCCCTAGAAGCAATTCAAAGTCGTGTCAGCGTAGAGATGGTAATGCCTCCTCAAACAGCAGGAACAGTTGTTCCTATCGCCGTGGCTGCTTTAGGTGGTGACTACCCAAGCGATAACTATGATGGTACAGCTGGTAACGAAACTATGGCTGCATATCTACAGACATTAGTTCAGGCTGCTGGAACATCAACAGGTGCTCTACAGAGTGTAAACGTATGGCAGACCACTGTTACAGCAGGTTGGCCTGCAATTTCCTAATAAATTATTAGGATACCAAAAGCGGCTTCGGCCGCTTTTTTTGTGAATAAATAACGTTATATAGGTATATAACATGATAATAATTGAAATACAAACATTAATTGATATTACAAATTCAAAGGTTAATAGGCCAGTAAGGGGACGTCTAAAAGAGCATGATCAATTTAGAAATTTTGCCACTCTAAAACAATGTGTTGAATTACGATCAAATATTAGTTTTGAAACTGACCCTATTATGGAAACATGTGATATTAAAGGTTTAGAATTTGGTACTACCTACAAAGGAAAACAAAATGTTTGGACTTTTAGATTTAGTCCTGATAGAAGTGGTGTTTATAGTAATGGAGATGATGAAATAGGACACTTAATTGATGATGTTCACGGTGTGCCAGTTGTCCAAAATCTTACAGAAACGGTAAATATTGCTAAGGCAATTTTTGATCTCAAAGATCCTGCCACTAAAAATACCATCATCAAGGCAATCACAGGCACAATTTAGGCTCCGCAGTAAAAGTTCTAGAAAGGATATAAGAACGTGCCCGGTCCAACAGACATTGAAAGAGAAAATCTAGAAGCACATGTTGAAATTTGTGCTATAAGATATAAAGAAGTTGAACATAGACTTGCTGCCATAGAAAGCAAGGTTGAGAGTTTATCATCTACAATAAAAGACAGTCATCTAAGTACCATTAAAGTTTTAATAGGTACAGCAGGCACAGTATTAGCCAGTGTGCTTGGTTTAGTCATTGTTATGATACAAAAATTATAACATGAAGATATTTGAACTTTTTGAACAAACTATAGGTACCACTGGATCATCTACAGGCCAGGTAGGTACAGTTCAATCTGTCAGTAATAAACCAAGTGATAAGCCTGCAACTGCCACTAGTCAGCAACAAACACAACCTAATGTCAATGATCCAAAAAGTCAACAATTGAATAATTTGCTCAAACAAAATCAAATTAATGTAAAGAGTACAGATGATTTTTTGCGTGCCTTTGATGCTGTTCAACAAAATAAAAATATTGATACTTTACCACCTGAACAACAAAAGGCCATTGCAGATTATACCAAGGCAACTATGACTAAACCCGGTGTACCTACACAGATGAATGTCTTGGTAAAGTCTATCATGCAGGCTAAACCAAAAACCCCTAGCGTAAAATGACAGATCATTATATAATTCAAGAATTATCTGCTCTCAAAAAAAATATAGAACTTTCTCTAAGGAAGAAAGGACTTGTTCCTGCAAAAAAATCAAGTGATGGTTCCATACGGATAGGCACATTTTTGATTAAAAAAGAAGACAGTGGTTTCTACACTGTTTCAGACACAAATAATAATGTTATAGCCAAAGGAATAAATTTGCCTCATTCTGCTGCTATTTTTGCTAATAATCTTGCACTAGGGCGCTGGACTAATAGAGAAATACTTGATCTTGATAGAAAATATGGACACTATACTTTTGATGAACAACTCACAAAGTCTTACTATACCAAAAACTTTGAAGGTAAAAATTATGACAAGGCTGAAATATTAGGCGAAAAGTATAAATCTGCTAGGAGAAAAAAAATTTATTATAAAAATAAGATCCTAGAAGGATATAACAAACTTATAAAAATTACATAAATAAAAGATAATTTGTTGGATATATCTATGAAAACTAAAGATTTTAACAAAGAACTAACCAGTAACGATTTATTAGAAAATATCTCACGACAGTTTGGTTTAAAAGTTGATATTGAAAGTTATGATAGAGAGCAATTAGAGGATTTTAGAAATAAATTAAGAACTAGAGTATTTCAAAAAGAAGGTATATCCGGTATCAATGCTCTTTTAACAGATGATGATTATCAAAAAGATAAAGCAATGTTAGAATTGCTCAATAAAAGGATCAAAGAAATGTTAGGTGAAGACATCAAAAAATTAAGAGACAAGTTAGATGCATTAGATGCACTATCAGAAGCCAAAAAAGGTGTCAGGGCACCTAAGTATACTAAAAAGGCAAAAGGAACCAATGACGGTAATCTTGCCAACAATTACCCACCTTTTGATAAAGTTACTAGAGGCGATGTAATTGCCGGTGCTACTGGTAAAGATCAAAAAGGTGGAAAGAAGAAAGATGTTAAAGCAGACGAAGGTCGTCGTATTTCAGGTAAGGGATATGACAATCCAGAGCATGATAGCAAACCACCAGAGGGTAAAGTTCCCTTTACCAGTTTTCATCAAGGCAAGCAAGGTGATCAGGCAGCAAGACTACATGCTACACAGGTTAAAGGTAAGTTAGTCAAGGGCAAGGCACAGAGCGCAAAACAAGATGAGCCAGGTGTAAAGGAAGAAAAGTTTGATCCGTTAAAGCATGTTAAAAATCCTACACCGGGTGAAAAGAAAGCCGCTAAAGATGTCAAGCGTAGTAGTTATGCTGATCGTGCAGCAATGTTAAGATCAGCAGAAAAAGATGGACGCTTAAAAGAAGCCGATGACAAGTGTAATCACACACCAAAAGGTAAGAAATGTCCAGTCCATGGCCTAAAAGAATGTGGCGGAATGTATGAAGGCAAGGACGAAGGTAAGCCAGGCAAGAACTTTGCTAAAATTGCCAAGAAAGCAGGCCAAAAGTATGGCAGCAAGGCAGCAGGTGAGCGTGTAGCAGGTGCTGTTCGCCAAAAATTAAAGAAGGCTGGTAAGTTAGAAGAATCTAACATAATTTTTAAACAGAATGTACGTAGGGTAAATGAAAGTCTAGCCTATCTATTAAGTGAGGATGAAGAGGGTAAAGCCAAGGCAATTACAGCCGCAGGTGATATGGTAAATGATTATACCAGTTGGATGCAACGTGTTGGCCAATACCAAACTAAGAGTATGATTGAACTTGCTGATGCTATCCGTGCTGACTTTGGACCCGCAGAGGCAGATGCATTTAAGCAGGCCGTAGGCCCAGCATTAAGTGCTACATTAGAAGTTCTTACTCAACAACGCGAGTCAATCTCAAATGCAGTAGCAGCATTGGCCGGAGGTCAAATGCCTTCAGAACCCATGGGGATGGATACAGCACCAGAACCTGATATGGATGCAGCAGGACCTGATCTAATGAATGAACCTACTGCTGATGAATTTGGGGCTGCTGATGCAGCGGCCGGGGGTCCAGAAGCCTCAGGTCGTGAAATGCGTGAAAATCGCTTTCAACGTAAACTAGCAGAATCACATAGCATTATAACTCGATTAGCAAAATGAAAATAAAAGAACTCTTTGAAGACCCGACTTATGATATCGGGTCTCTTAGGAGTGCTTTGGCTGTAAGACAAGGTCAGGCAAAAAAATCTGGTGGGTCGAGAGAATTGCCTCTTGCTGTAATAAAAGACATTGCTAGGGATTTAGGATTTAGCATTACTGATATTGATACATTAAAGGCATTTAAAGATAAAATTGATCCAACAGGTGATGTATTTGATATCACCGACAAGGGTACAATTATCTTAAACAAACCAGAGGCAGCAATTTTACCAAGTAAAGGGTCTGGCCCCAGCGTAGATGCTATGGCAGCAAGCAATGCCAGGCAATTAACTCCAAAAATTTGACATATGATTTTATTCTAGTATAATTACTTGATGAATTATACTCCACCTCCTTTTATTGAACGTTTTAAATATAAAAATTGCAAGCAAATCAATGACCCTTTAACAAGAAAAAGGGTATATCTAACCCCAGACGGTGAAAGTCTTCCCAGCGTTACAACCATTCTCAGTGCTACTAAAGACATGACTGCACTGAATGAATGGAGAGATAGAATTGGGCATGAAAAAGCCCAACAAATCACGCAAGAAGCGGCAGGCATAGGCACAGCCATGCATGGTAATTTAGAGAGATTCATTGCAGGTATTCAACGACAGCCAGGAAATAACCCTGTTCATGTACAGGCAAATAAAATGGCAGATATAATAATTGAACAAGGTTTGAAATTTGTAGACGAAGTATGGGCAATGGAACAAAGTTTGTATTTTCCAGGCTTATATTCCGGAACTACGGATCTTGTTGCAGTATATAAAGGTAATCCTAGTGTTTGCGACTACAAGCAAACAAATAAGCCAAAAAAAGAAGAATGGGTTGAAGATTATAAAATGCAATTAGTTGCCTATATACTAGCACATAATGAAGTATATGGAACTGATATCAAAGAAGGCCATGTATTCATGTGCTCTAGAGACTTACAATATCAACAATTTGATCTTTGGCCAGATGAATTTGTCAAATATCAAGATCTATGGTTAGATAAGGTAGAAGAATACTATTTAATGAATCTAGGCGGAACCAAACAACTGGTCTACTGATAAATATCCTATAAGGGGATATTATCTATGCCAGTTGTTGAAATTAGCAAAATTCAAGTTCGTCGCGGACAAGAAAATCAAACCGGCGTTCCAGTATTAGATAGTGGTGAATTAGGCTGGGCAAGTGATACTGAAAATCTATACATTGGATTAAGACGAGTAGATGGCGGAAGTAGAGATGCCAACGTAAGAATCTTAACTGAAAATGACCTTAGAAACCTTTTCAGATCAGCACGAGAATCTAATATAAATTTAGATAATACCCTTTACACATTTGAAAAAACAACAGGTATAACAAGTAGTACCTGGGTACCTGGACAAAATGCATTTGAATATTATAGAACATTACAACAGAAATTAGATGATTTTGCTAATGTAAAAGATTTTGGAGCACAAGGTGATGGCACCACAGTAGATACCAGTGCCATTAGCATCGCTGTTAGAAGATTATTTGATGAACCGGGTGAATTCAATAATAATACTGCATCTTGGAGAACCACTGCTCTAAGAGCAATTAATACAACCACTGAAGTTAGAAAAACGTTATATTTTCCTGCAGGAATATATGTCATCCATCAAACTATTCCATTACCAAGAGGGGTAAGGATCGTAGGAGATGGTATGAATAGCACTATTATAAGATCAAGCGGGCCAGGATTTCATTTTTTTGAGACTATAGATGGGGCCGGCGTAAGTTTTGACACAGCACCAATTACAATGGGAAGTGCATTACCCAAACCACAATATATTTCTATTGAAAAAATTACATTAGACAATCCTTCAACAGCCACTACTGGTGTTAGTATGCTTTCTTTAGATAATACCGCTTATACATCTGTTAAAGATGTTAGATTTTCTGGAGGTATTTTAACCACTGCATCAATAATAATAAGTAGTTCGACCTGCGTGGCCATAGACATTAGAGGTAATAATACCACCGCAGTCGAGCACATTAGTATAGAAAATTGTGTCTTTACAGGATTAAATTCGGGTATTGTATCAAGATACAACATATATGATATCTATATTAATAATTGCTCTTTTGAATTTTTAAAATATGGAGTGAATTTTAATAACCCTAGTAATTTAGATGTTAACGGTCCTACTTCAGTAAAAATTGAGAATTCTAGATTTAGCACTATACATTCTCAAGGTATATATGCAGGCATCAGCAGCGGAACGAATTTATCAGCACATATCATAAGTTCTTCTAATAGGTTTGAAAATGTTGCAAATTTCTTAGACGCCAGTGGAGATATTGCCACTACTGGAACCAGTATCATATATTTTGGAACTTGGGGTAATTTAAGTCAAAATGATTATTTTGCCAGAGAAAAAATTAGATTAGAAAGTTCTAATAGTTCTACATATTTTCCTCTAATTGATGGTCGTGGTGTTTTAGATTATAGCATTCCAATAACAAAAACTGTTGGTAGATATTCTTCATCTACCAATGTTTCTGGAAGTGTTTTTTATCTACCTATTACAGGTGAACAGCAATTTTTAACAGCCAAATATCTTGTTTATGTACCTGGAAGTCCACCTCAATTAGATAGGCAAGGTACACTCAGTGTTAACGTTAGTTCAGGTAACGATCCAGAAATTCTAGTGTCAGATAATTACCATTTCAATTACGGTGACGGTGCAATATATGATGGTCCTAATGGAGATGGTTTTGTATTTCCATATGAAAAACGTGTCACAGAACGTTATATAAGATTTTGGATATATAATCCTAGACCAAGGGGTACAAATGCAGAATTTAGTGTTACGGTAAGTCCTTATCCATATACAGGTACAACATCTACAGGATCATATTCTAATGTAACTCTGGTTGGAGCAGGGGGTCAAAATTACGAAGTTGGTGATACTATACGTATTAGAGGAACAAGGGGACTTGCAGGACTAACTCCATTAAATGATCTTATAATTTATGTTAATTCAATAGGCGTTAATAATTCACTTGCTACATTTACTTGGACAGGTAGTGCAACAGCACTTACAACATCATTTAACACTACTATAAATGCAATAGTTGTAACAGATACTCAAAGTGATACAAGATTAGGAGGTAGTGCATTTGGTTATTCAAGTGATGTTTATGTTCAGTTCGAACCACATATACTATATGATTAATGAAATATGATGAAATTGAACTTCGCTTAGATTCATGGCGAAACCTTAGAAAAATCTTAGAAGAAGTTGAAAATCCTTTACAGATTGTTTGCAATTATTGGAAAAACGTCCCTTTTATTCCCTATAACCATAATATTGATAGAATAGACTATGAGTTATGGCCTACACCATGGGAAATAATTTCTGAAAATAGATATGATGATTTCACTAGGGCTGTTATGATTGCAAAAACACTGCAACTAACTGCTAAATTTTCTGATTCGGCGATATTAATCAAAACAATGATAGACAACAAGAAAAATATTGAATATAATATAGTCTATGTAGATAATATCTGGGCACTTAATTACGATGAAAATGGCCCCATTCCGGCCCATTTAATTCCTGAGTCATTTATAGTTGAAAACCTAATAGAACTGAGGGCTCCTAGGTAAATATCTCATCCAAACAAAAGAGGTGAAGTCCTATGATCACAGTGGTCAAAAGGAATGGGGATCGTGTTCCCCTAGATATTAGTAAGATACAGAGACAGGTTGCCAATGCCTGCAGGGGTATAGACGGTGTGAGCCCTAGCATGATTGAAATAAAGGCCCAATTAGAACTTCACGATGGCATGAAAACAAAAACCATTGACGAACTACTACTGAAAGCAATGGTGAATCTAATAGATGAAACAGAAAACATAGAAATCAACAATGTTAATTATCAATATGTAGCAGGTCGCCAAAAGAACTCCATGTTAAGAAAGGAGGTCTATAATAATTATGATCCTCCAAAACTTTATCAGATTGTCAAAAAGAATGTAGATCTTGGCATGTATACCCCAGAACTACTGGATTGGTATACAGAAGATGAATGGAACATCATTGATCTTTTTATAGATCATCATAAAGATGAAAACTATACCTACGCAGCCATTGCTCAGTTATGTGAAAAATATCTAGTACAAAACAGAGCAACTGGACAAATATATGAAACTCCTCAAGTTCGATACGCTGTAGCAGCCGCAACTGCCTTTCACAGCGAGCAAAAAGACAAAAGATTGAAATATGTGAAGGAATATTATGAATGTGCGAGTGATGGGCACTTTACTCTTGCTACTCCTGTGCTTGCTGGCCTTGGCACTACAACTAAACAGTTCAGCAGTTGCGTTCTTATTAGCAGCGATGATACATTGGATTCAATATTCGCAGCAGGAGAAATGATGGCCAAGTATGCCAGTAAACGTGCTGGCATAGGCTTGGAAATTGGCCGAATCAGACCTTTAGGTGCCCCTATCCGTAATGGAGAAATCAAACATACAGGTATGATCCCATTCTTAAAGAAATGGTTTTCAGATCTGCGTAGTTGTAGTCAAGGCGGAATACGTAACGCAAGTTGTACTGTAACTTTTCCCATTTGGCATTATCAATTTGAAGATCTTATTGTATTAAAAAATAATCAGGGCACAGAAGAAACTCGTGTCCGTCAAATGGATTACAGTGTTGTGGTCAATGCTCTATTTTGGAATAGGTTTAAGAATAAAGAGAATATAACACTTTTTGATCCCCACGAGGTTTCTGACCTATACGAGGCCTACTATAGAGACAGCAAGGAATTTGAAAGATTATATCTACGCTATGAGCAAGATAAGACAAAGAAGAAAAAAGTATTACCAGCAGATGAAATATTCAAAAATGGTATTCTTAAAGAAAGAACTGACACTGGTAGAATATACCTTGTCAATATTGACAACGTCATCCAACAAGGGCCCTTTGATACAAGCACTGATCCGATTTATCAATCAAATCTATGCCAGGAGATATTATTACCCACGAAGCCTTTCCAAAGAATTGAAGATCCTGAGGGACGAATTGCTCTTTGCACACTTGGGTCGATTAACTGGGGTGCGTTCCGCAATCCTCAGGATATGCGAAAGGCCTGTAGAGTATTGGTTCGCTCACTGAGTAATCTGCTTAACTATCAAGATTTCTTATCTATACAAAGTCAACTGGCCAATACCGATTTTGAACCATTAGGCGTGGGCATTACTAACCTTGCCTATTGGCATGCCCGTAAAGGGATGAAGTATGGCGAAAAAGACAGTCTCGCCGAAGTAAAACGCTGGATGGAACATCAGGCTTTTTATCTCACAGAAATCAGTGTAGAACTAGCACAAGAACGTGGAGCCTGTAAACGTAGCGCATATACTTATTATGGCCGAGGCATATTTCCTTGGGAGAGAAGAAACAGTGGTGTCAACACATTAACTGATTTTACTCCAAGCCTAGATTGGGAGACATTACGTGAACGTATGAAAAAATATGGTATAAGAAATGGCACATTAATGGCCGTGGCTCCTGTGGAATCTAGTTCTGTCGTTCTAAACTCAACAAATGGTATTGAAATGCCAATGGAACTGATCAGTGTTAAGGAATCAAAAGCAGGTTCGTTTGTGCAGGTGGTTCCTGAATATAAGAGACTTAAAAATAGATATGAGTTGATGTGGGAGCAAAAAGATTGCGTGGCCTATCTTAAAACAGCCGCTGTGTTGGCTGCATATATTGATCAAAGTATTAGCACGAATACATTTTATAATCCTGCACATTATGCAGGAGCAAAGGTTCCTGCCACAATGGTGGCTAGAAATTTAATGCTTGCATACAAATGGGGTATAAAGACAATTTATTATAGTTTGATCAACAAGGTTGGTGCCAAGGCAGAAATAACCACTGCCACAGTGAAGATAGAGGAGATACTTCAAGATGAAGAAAATTGCGAGGCCTGTGTATTATGACCGATGATAATTTCCAAGATGGGCAAATGGATACCGAGGAGGCAAAAAGAGAAATCGTAAAACTTTTTGCCTATCATGGATTTCATGAATATGTAAAAATAGACGATGAAGCAGTGGGCATGTTGCTCACTGCCTTACGACAAGACGATATTAGAACCGTTAGATCCAATGGAGAAGGTGGCATTGTAATTGAATACAATGATGATGGATCAATAGGAGATCCATATGAGCAGTAGTCAATATAATATAGGCAGACAAACAAATTATCTTAAAAGAAAGATGTTTTTGGATGTAGAAGGACCTGTCACAGTACAGAGATTTGAGGAAGTAAAATATCCAAGAATACAAAAATTTGAAGAACTAGCCAGAGGATTTTTTTGGGTTCCCGAAGAAGTCAGTTTGACCAAAGATAAAATAGATTTTAAAGAGGCCAGCGATGCAGTTAGGCATATCTTTACCAGCAACCTTTTACGTCAAACTGCCCTAGATAGTATACAGGGTAGAGCACCAAGTCAAATTTTTAGCCCTGTAATCAGTATACCTGAATTAGAGGCACTTGTAAATAACTGGTCGTTCTTTGAAACCAATATTCATAGCAAAAGTTATAGTCATATCATACGCAATGTCTATGGTGTTCCTAAAGAAGAATTCAACAAAATTCATGACACCAAAGAAATTATTGATATGGCTGCTAGTGTGGGTCGGTATTATGACCGTCTGCATAAAATAAACTGTGCCAAAGAAGCAGGATTTGATGTAGATGAAAAGGATCATATAAAAGCAATTTGGTTGGCCTTGAATGCCAGTTATGCTTTAGAAGCGTTGAGATTTATGGTTAGTTTTGCAACCAGTCTGGCAATGGTTGAAAACCGAATATTCATTGGTAATGGGAATATTATCAGTCTCATATTGCAGGATGAATTATTACATACAGAATGGACTGCTTTCCTTATCAATCAAGTGGTAAAGGATGACCAAAGATTTGCCGATATTGTTGACGAATGCCGTAGCGAAGTATATAACATGTATATGGACGTGATCAAAGAAGAAAAAACCTGGGCAGATTACCTATTCAGTAAAGGCGTGGTTATAGGACTTAATCCACACATTCTCAAGGATTTTGTTGACTATACAGCATTTGTAAGATTAAAAGAGATAGGCATTAAGTACAATGAGGAACATCCTAAAACAAGTCCTATTCCTTGGTTCAACAAGCATGTCAATATCAATAAGAAACAGACCGCTCTACAAGAGAACGAATCAACAAATTATGTCATTGGAGTTATGAGTGATGTAATTGAATATGATGATCTGCCCGCACTATAAGGAGAAAAATATGAAGGCAATTCTATGGTCTAAATATCATTGTAACTTTTGCGATCAGGCAAAAGTACTATTAAAGCAACGTGGTATAGAATTTGAAGAACGTAAAATTGGTGATGGATGGACTAAAGAAGAATTATTAGAGGCAGTACCGACAGCAAGATCAGTACCTCAGATTTTTATTGATAATTGTCTTATAGGAGGATATACTGAGTTAAAGAAATATTTACTAGAGGCAGCAAATGGATAATGATAAAGAATTTACAATTTCAGCAGGTGATAATATGTCATCACCTGCTATATCTGCTCTAGATACTGAACAGATTAAACCATTAAGTATTGAAGACCTTAATTTAGACACCATCAGTATAGATACATCTCTCAACGCTTATTCAAATGCTATTTCAGGAGCAGGACAATATGGGGCGGCTGGTAATTATGTCCTTAATACCAACGGAACTGGTGCTGGTTGGAATCCTCTTAGTTGGCCTTCCATTACTTCTAGTGGATCTACAATAGATAAAACACTGTCAGTTAAAGGTGATGCAGAGTTTGAAGGTGATGTAAAAATTCAAGGACATAGTATCCTACATCTGTTGAAAAAAATTGAGGATAGATTAGCGGTGCTGCAAGAACCAGATCCTGAGAAACTAGAAAAGTTTGCTGCTTTGAAAAAGGCCTACGATCATTACAAAACATTGGAAAGACTCATTGGTGAAGATTAAAAAGGAAAATTATGTTAATTAATAAATTTAAAAAAGATGAGGTTATAACTATAAAACTTATCAATGGAGAAGAGTTGATCGCTCTATTCAAAGAAGAATTCGGTGATGAAATTACTATCAGTAGTCCTTGTGTTTTAACTATGGGTTCAAATGGAAATTTAGGTATGATTCCTTGGTGCCTATTGTCAGAAAGAAAAGAACATAGTATTAAAAAAAGTCAAACATTTATTATCGCCAAAACTAGAAAAGAGGCATGCGATCAATACCTAGAAAGTGCTGTAAATATGGAAGTTAAAATTTAGGATTTTATATGCCATATATCAAAAATGCTACTCCTCAAAAAGATTATAATTTTCCAGGTGTCACTGATGTATATAACAGTGGTAATGTTTTTATAAATGGCACACAAGTGGCACTTTGGGATGCACCTGGAAATGCTGAAAGTTTCGTTCTAGCAGCCATAGCTAGTCCTAGTTTTGATAGAGAAAAGGCAGTTTTTGAGATTGATGGTGAAGAAGATGAAGCAGTGGTCACTGCTAAACAGCAAGAATTAATCAAGCAAGGTGTTATCACACAATATGACCTTGATAAAGGAGCAAAGGCAGGACAAACTCCTGCCAAAAGCGATACAGGTGCGGCCCCAGGTGGAGCAGGTATAACATCAGGAAGTGCCACATTAGCAACTGATGTCGATGAAACACTTTTATACGATGGTACGGCGACTTCTGGTACTAAGTGGTATGTAAAAACAGTTACCAAGCAACCATATGTTATCTTTCCATATGATGTTAAAACTGTGGCTCCTCAAAATGGGCAAACGGTTCAAGCAGTAGTTGATAGTTTGAGATTGTTGGTAATAAATTGTATAGATCCGATCAAAACTAAATTCAAGGATGCGGTAATAACTTGCACTTTTAGGAAAAGCAGTGGTAACGGTACAAGTCAACATCCAAAAGGTATGGCCGCTGATATACAATATAGCAGTGCAAGTAAAGCAGACTATTTTACTAGAGCACTTTGGGTAAGAGATAATATAAGATTTGATCAGTTCATTTTGGAGTATAAAACTACAGGTACAGGTAAGCCTTGGCACCATATTTCATTTAGTGCTGGTGGTAATAGAGCGCAGGTGTTAACCTTTATGAATGACAAAAACTGCAAAGGACCGGGGGTTACTGGACTGTATGATTTAAGCAACAGTTGACAGCACAGTGAAGGTATCATATAATACTTGAACTGCACAAACTTTTAGGAGAATATCATGTACAAATATGCTATTTGGGTTAGATTGAATGCTTATCAAACTGCCAATACTTTTGTTTATGCCAACAATGATTATGAGGCCAAAATGCTTGCTGAAGCCCAATATGGGCAAGGTAATGTTCTTAACTATTCACGAGTATCAGAATAATATATGAGTATGCATCTTGAAGGTCCTTGGCTTTCCACTACAGGTAAGCGCAAGGGCAAATTTAAATGGATCTCTTCTGAAGCAAAACGTAAACATGAAGAGTTAGAAAACAACTGGAAATCCTTAAAAGAAAAATACAACATAGAAAAAGAAGAAAAGAAAAAGAAGCAGGCTCTTAATGCCAAACCTTTGGTATACAAACTTGCCCCCCCTCCAGGTAGACCTATGACAGGTGCAATCCGTAGTTTAGACAGTGGATTAGGAAATGCTCTTAAGAAAGATGCACCTGTTTATACAGGAGATAAAATTATAGGTATTGGTACCATGCACAAGAGTAATGCAGTACCGATTTTTTCTAACAGTGAAGCAAAAGATATTTCAACTATGCGGAGATAGTATGAGAATTTTTGACACAGAAACCTATAAAAAGTTTTACAGTTACAGGGGTCCATGCAGAAGTTCAGTGAAAGAGTTTCCAGTTTATAGCAGAGATGGAGAAGTTTTACTAACTGAGTCTGATTATGATGCAGCAGAAGAAGAATTTTATGAGGTTAAAGACATCTTAGCATTCTTAAATGCGAATATCAGTCGTGCTTTAAATAGAGATGGATTTGACTTGGAAGTTGATATTGATTTAGATTACCTATTTGAACTAGGTGAAGAACAAGAATGGCAATGCGCCTTAACAGGAAAACAACTAGAATTTAAAAGAGGTGGGACATTTTGGTTAGGAAAATGGTGTAATCCTAACTCTTGCACTATAGATAGGATTGATAGTTCTAAAGGATATATTAAGGGCAATATTCAACTTGTTACCTGGAAAGCCAATTGTCTGAAACAGCATTTAGATAATGATGAATTCATTGAATTTTGTATCGAAGTAACAGATCATCATATGCTTAGTTAATTTGCTGAAATAGACCACTAAATATCTCTATGAGTAAATTCAATGAGATATTTTTAGCCTATTTGGCATTAATTAGTGGATTGGCTATTTCAGGTGTGGCAGTATACTACAGTGTGGTTGGTCTTACGGCAATATTCAGTGCTGCCGCTGTGCCTATTATTATTATGGGCGTGGCATTAGAAATTGGCAAACTTGTTGCCACATTATGGTTAAAACAAAATTGGTCTATCGCACCAAAAACCATAAGAGTTTATCTTATTAGTGCTATAATCTTGCTCATGCTGATTACAAGCATGGGCATTTTCGGTTTTTTATCCAAGGCCCATAGTGATCAAAATCTTGTTAGTGGGGAAATTTTAGGTCAACTGGCAATTTATGATGAAAAAATTAAAACTTCCAAAGAAATTATTGAAACCAAGCGCCGCGAACTTAAACAAATGGACGAGGCAGTGGACCAAGTTATGGCACGATCGCAGGACGAAAAAGGTGCGGATAAATCCATTGCTTTACGTAAAAGCCAACAAAGGGATCGCACTCGTGTTTCCCAAGAGATTGAGGCCGAACAGAAAAGACTTAGTGAACTTAATAACGAAGCCGCACCTATACGTGCGCAGGTTAGGCAAGTGGAATCGGAGGTAGGTCCTTTAAAGTATATTGCTGCTTTCTTCTATGGAGAAACAGATCAAACTGTTTTAGAAAAGTCTGTAACTTGGGTTATTATTATATTAATCATAGTATTTGATCCTTTGGCAATAATATTGTTATTGGCCAGTCAAATAAGTTTTAATGAATTTAGACAACATCGTGAAGTTTATCAACAGCAAGTCAATCCACTTGCCCAAGAACAAACAAAACAGGATGATGTCATATCACAAATAATCCAAAAAGAAACCTATGAAGAACCTAAAGAAATAAGTAATCTTGAATCTGTTGATCCATGGTCTAAGCCTGTAGATATAAAAAACGTTAAAATCAGTGTAAAAGAACATAGGGGTGGGAGTGTATTAGCAGATTATTATGCTAACATGATAAATGCCAAGCAATTAACAATGGAACAAATACCATCTCAATTACTTAACGATGTTAAAAAAAGACTAAATGAAAAATAAAATCACTCTTATTACCCCACCAGATTATTTTGAAAACTCCAGTTCTTCAATATTGCTTGTTGATATAAATGAAAAAGATCAAGAAACTATAACAGATTGGTTAGGAGTAAACGAAAGTGATAAGGATTTAAACCTATATTACTATAATGGAGATAATGATGCTAAATGGCTTTTAACATCATTATCAAAGGCCACAATGGTCTTTATAGATATAGATGATTTATCAGATGAAACTAGTCTGTTGTTAGGATACATTTTAAGTAAACCAAATGTATATTATAAAACTTTAAATGAAATTTCTTCTAATACGTTGAAATACATAAATTCAAATAGATTACCAGATGTTCGATATTTTTTAGATGAGATAGTTAAAAGTCATTTGGATGAATAAATATTTTTTTCAAATAACATATGAGTAAAAATAAACAAATTTTAGGAAATAAGATTGTATGCGGAGATATGCCTATCAATACAGCAATTAAGAAATTCAAACAAAAAGTTGATGATTCTGGTATTTTAGAAGAACTACGTAGTCGAATGTATTATGAAAAACCAACTACAGAAAAAAAGCGAAAAAAGGGCGCAGCCAGAGCAAGATGGTTGAAAAAACTACGTAATCAAGAACTACCAAAAAAGATGTATTGACATATTAGATTAGTCATGTTATAATACAGCATGACTAAAAAACTTAAAATTACTTTTATGCCCGGTGCCTTTGATACTTTTGAAGGTACACAGGAAGAACTAGACGCTTTAATTAAAGATCTGGAGACAAAATTTTCATCTGGAGAATTATTAGAAAATAGTAAACCAGTGGACATAGAGCAATTATTTGAAGAAGATCCAGAACTGGCAGAAAAATTAGCCAACATGTATGAATTAGACACAGAGAGAAAAAGGAAACTTAATTAAATGGCCAAACATTTAATGGTTGATATGGAAACAATGGCAGTTAGCCCCAGAGCAGTTGTTCTTAGTCTTGGGGCTGTCCATTTTGATCCTTATAGTGAAGGGTATTTTGATTCTATCTATTTCAAAATTGATTTAGATGATCAGGATAAATTGGGTAGAGAAATTGATCCTAATACAATAGATTGGTGGGCTAAACAAGACTCTAAGATCATGGAAGAAGCGTTTAGTCCGAACGATAGAATTTCTCTTGTAGATGCTCTAGATCGTTTTCATAAATTTGCTTGGGGGTGTGACGCTTTTTGGTCACACGGAGCAACATTTGATCTAGTAATAATTGAAGATTTATATAGGCAATTAAACAAATCACTACCTTGGAATTATTGGCAATTGCGTGATACAAGAACCTTATTTGATTTGGGATATAACCCAGACATGCCAAAAGGAAATAAACATGATGCACTGCAAGATGCAATAAGGCAATCTATTGGTGTCCAAAATATTATGAAGAAATTAAATGAAAATAGGTAAATTAGATAAAAGACACAATGGAAACAGCAGGTTTAAATATTTTGCCAGTTTTGGTTATGGGGAGCTGCATAAATTTGTAGAAGTAAGAAATTGGTGTTGGCAAACCTGGGGTCCTAGTGCAGAATTAGACATTTCTGGTCTTGTAGATCAAAAATGGGCTTGGATACATGATAATTTTAATACACGAATTTATCTTGCTTCAAATAATGAATATCAATGGTTCGTGTTAAAATGGAAATGAAATGAAGATACAATTGGTCAGTGACCTACATTTAGAATTTAGTGAAATAGAAATTAAAAATTTAAATTCTGCTGATGTTTTAATCCTGGGCGGAGATATTATGATTGCGCAAAATCTCCATGAGTTTAAGGCAAATGATGCTGATCTTCCTGTTTCATTTACTCAACGTGGAAAGGCAGAAAGATTTAGAAATTTTCTAAAACACGTAAGTTTAGAATTTCCTCATGTAATTTATATTGCAGGAAATCATGAGTTCTATCACGGAAAATTTCCAGACGCAATCACATGGTTAAAAGAAGAATGTGATAGATTTTCTAATATCTATTTTTTAGAAATGGAAACAAAACAAATATCAGATATCACTTTTATAGGATCTACCTTATGGACAAATTTCAATAAAGGAGATTCAACTTCAATTCATATCTGTAAGGCAAGCATGAATGACTATCATACAATAAGAGATAGTACAAAACAGTACAGTAAGTTAAGTCCTTATACCACTTTACAAAGGCATAGAGAAAGTCTTGATTTTATTAAAAATGTTGTAGAGAAAGACAATGATCGTAAATACGTAGTTGTGGGTCATCATGCTCCTAGTAAAATAAGTGTAAAACCTAAGTATGAAAAAGACTATCACCTTAACGGTGCCTATAGTAGTGATTTGAATGAATTTATTTTAAATCATCCTCAAATAAAGTTATGGACACATGGACATACACACGATTGCTTTGATTATATGATAGGTTCTACAAGAATAGTTTGTAATCCAAGGGGGTATGAAGGTTTTGAACCAGATACAGGTTGGAATCCTAATTTGATATTAGAGGTATGATAGCCATACGTTTATGGGATATAAAACCCGATGAGGCACTTGAAATTGTGCGTCAATTAAGATCAAAGGGCTATAAACAGGCAATTGATTTTGATTTTGCACATTTTCAGGCTAAAATATCACTAGAAGGTGAAGAAAGGCGTTATACTAACTTTATATTTTATAATGAAAAACTTGCTACATATTTTGCTTTGAGATATAAATGAAATCACATGATAATGAACTTTATGAAGACTGGTGTGAAAGAGCAAGACAATATGAAGTCAATATTGCTTACCAAAATCTTAAAAAAGGTCTTAACGTAGAGCAGGTATTAGATAAACTAAGTCAACGTTTGTTAAACAAATATATGGATCCTCTTTATGCACTGGCCAAAAAAGAAGTTGATCTAGAATATGATAGAGAGAAGTCCAAAGCGGAATATCAAAAGATTTATTTAGATAAAGTAAATCCTGTACCCGATCATGTGGTGCATGAAAATTAAATGATAAATAAAACTGTAATAGACCTAATGGATGTTACAATGGCACAAGCCAAATTACTCACTTTTTAAGGAGAACAGATAATGAGTAAAGTCATAGGTATCGATTTAGGTACCACCAATAGCTGCGTGGCAGTCATCGAAAATGGAAATCCCCGTGTAATAGAAAACTCAGAAGGTGCAAGGACTACACCTAGTATTGTTGCCTATACTTCTGATGAAATCCTTGTAGGCGCAAGTGCCAAAAGGCAGTCAGTTACTAATCCTAAAAATACAATCTATGCTGCCAAACGATTAATTGGGCGTAAGTATAAAGAAGAAGCAGTACAAAAAGATATAGATTTAATGCCTTTTAAAATCACAGAAGCCGATAACGGCGATGCTTGGGTTGAGGCCAATAATGAAAAAATTGCGCCACCACAGATCAGCGCAGAAGTTTTACGTAAAATGAAAAAAACTGCTGAAGATTATCTTGGACAAACAGTAACTCAGGCAGTTATTACAGTACCAGCATACTTTAACGACAGTCAAAGACAGGCTACCAAAGATGCAGGTCGTATTGCAGGATTAGAAGTATTACGTATTATTAACGAACCTACAGCAGCGGCATTGGCCTATGGTGTAGATAAAACAGATAAAAAAGATCGTAAAATTGCTGTGTATGACTTAGGTGGAGGTACTTTTGATATCAGTATCATTGAAATCGCCAATATCGATAATGACAAGCAAATTGAAGTTTTAAGCACCAACGGTGATACTTTCCTAGGTGGTGAAGACTTTGATCAACGTTTAATGGATTATCTTGTTGAGACTTTCAAAAAAGAACAAGGTGTAGATCTTACAAAAGATGTTTTGGCACTTCAAAGATTAAAAGAAGCCGCTGAAAAAGCCAAAATCGAATTATCAAATAGTCAACAAACTTCTGTAAATTTACCTTACATAACAGCAGATGCTAGTGGTCCAAAGCATTTGAATATTAATATAACCAAGGCTAAATTAGAAAGCCTTGTAGATGATCTTATCGCACGAAGTATTGAACCTTGTCGTATTGCCATGAAGGATGCAGGTGTAACTGCATCAGATATTGATGAAGTAATACTTGTTGGTGGTATGACACGTATGCCTAAGGTACAAGAGGCTGTAGAATCTTTATTTGGCAAAACTCCTAGAAAAGATGTTAATCCAGACGAAGCGGTAGCCGTTGGCGCAGCAATTCAAGGTGCTGTGCTAGCAGGAGATCGTAAAGATGTTTTATTATTGGATGTAACTCCATTGAGTTTAGGAATTGAAACTCAAGGTGGAGTAATGGCCAAGTTAATAAACAAGAATACAACAATCCCGACTAAGGCCACAGAAACTTTTAGCACTGCACAAGATAATCAACCTGCTGTTACTATAAGAATATATCAAGGTGAACGTGACCTAGTGGTATATAATAAATTATTAGGTGATTTTAATCTAAACGATATACAGGCTGCTCCCAGAGGAATTCCGCAAATTGAAGTTACCTTTGATGTGGATGCCAATGGAATCTTAAATGTCAGTGCCAAGGATAAAAAAACAGGCAAAGAAAATACAATTACAATTAAAAGTTCTAGTGGACTAAGTGAAACTGAAATTCAACGTATGATTAAGGAAGCAGAAGAAAATTCTGAGTCTGATAAAAAAATGCGTGAATTGATTACGGCTAGAAACCAAGCAGAAAGCCAAATCTATACAGTTAAAAAAGATTTAGCTGAAGTTGATGATAAACTTAGCGATGAAGAAAAAACCAAAATAAACGAGGCATTGAACAAACTTGATGAAGTTATGAAAGGAGAAGATCCAGAAGCAATTAAAAACTCTGTTATGGAATTGATTAATAGTGCTATGCCTGCTATTACTGCTAAACAACAGGCAGAAAAAGCCAAACAAGAATCTGGATCATCTCAATCGAAAAAAGATGACAATGTTGTTGATGCATCTTTCACTGAGGTTAAAAATTAGTATTGACTTTTTTAGACACACACAGTATAATATAAATATGTTGTGAGGTACCTATAGTAGGGCTTCACAATAGGCATAAAGCCAATATCTTACTTTTTTAAGGAGAAATTAAAATGACACAAACTCAATTAGTACGTTTTGATACAGGTGCTTTGAACAGAGCCCTATTAGGATTCGACACATTGTTCAACGACTTTGAACGTCGTTTCGCAAATCAAATCAACAATAACTATCCCCCTTATAATATCATTAAAACTGATACTAACTCTTATGAATTACAGGTAGCAGTAACAGGTTTTGAAAAAACTGAAGTTTCGGTTGAAGTTGATCAAGATCTTTTGATTGTTAAAGGTGAACGTTTAAGAGATGATCAAGAGACTACAACTTATCTTCATCATGGATTAGCATCACGTGATTTTACTCGCACTTGGCCTTTGGCAGAACATATAGAAGTAGGTGATGCCAAAATTAAAAATGGAGTTCTTACTATAAAATTAGAAAGAATTATTCCAGATTCACTAAAACCACGCAAATTAGAAATCAAAGGCGAGTAATAGTTAAGGGGCATAAAGCCCCTTAATTATATATAAATATAATTATGTCTACTGACGCTGTAGTTGAAAAATCCCCACAAGTTTTTGAAAAAAACAGAGTACCTAAAAAGTATAAAGTTATTTTTATAAACGATAATGTCACTCCTGCAGAATTCGTTATTGTTTTACTAATTAAAATTTTTAAACACAACGAAGCAGTGGCCAAAGATCTCACCTTAAAAGTTCACAATGAAGGCAGTGCTGTAGTAGGCTTATACTTCTATGAAATCGCAGAACAAAAAACTGTTGAATCTGTACATTTGGCCAGATCCAACGGATTCCCATTAGAAATTAAAATCGAACCTGAATAATATGTCATTAAAAGAATTTACCAAAGAAAAACATACAGAGGCAGAATCAACCCCATTCATGAAAGCAGTGTTTAAAAAACAACTACCTATGGATCTATGGGTGTCTTGGACTAAACAAAAAAGTTACTTTTACAATAAAATTGAATTCCACGCTGGACAACTTGGATTATTAGATAATTTACAAGATATTAAACGTTCTTATTATCTTTTGCAAGATTATACAATTATGAACGAAGGTGTTACCATTCATTCAATAAGAAAACCTGTTTTAGAATACGGAGAGTATTTGGATCATATAGGCAATGATGCTGATAAAGTTCTAGCACATCTATATACTTGGCATATGGGTGATATGTTCGGTGGCCAAATGATTAAAAAGATAGTTCCGGGATCTCATCTTGCACTTGAATTTACTAATGCTCCAATGTTAATGCAAACGCTTAGGTCAAAACTTCATGATGGTTTAGGCCTTGAAGCAAATACTGCCTTTGATTGGGCAATTAAAATGATGAAGGATTATGATGGAGATCTGGAACAAAATTGAAGAATTGGCTTTGAATTTAACAAGGCGTTTTAATATCACAGGTGAACCAATAGAAGAAAAACTAAACGAAAATTATGATTGGGAAAATAATCTGTGGTCTAGTATTAGGTATCGCAGAGCGCATATAGAAATTGTAGATAAGCGGGTTTCACACGGAATTTACATACTTCATTCAACTGTTTTCCCACATTACAATGATCCTAGTCCTATATGGGGATTTGATGCCGTTACTGGACGCAGTAAAATTACAGGTGCGTTCCACGATTTTAGCGCAGCAGGTGATCCTAATCATTTTATGATAAAATGGTTTTCTGATAATGTAAAAGATAAAAAATGGAATAAACCAAGAGAACTCCCTGAATGGGCCAAGCAAATATTCAGTTCTAGTATGATAGCCGCAGGTAATGTACAAGATGAGGAAGAAGTAGATAGATTATGTGACCTTGCTTTAGAAACACTAGATTACTATCTTAAAAATGTCGGACTTACACAGACCTCTGGAGGAGATTTCCATATGGCACAAAATAGATATTGCTATTATCAAAAGCAAAATCCACAAGTTGTTAAAAGCATGATTGCTATGGGTGTACCCGAACCTACAATTTTAAGATTTGTAGACGAAGTTCTGTTTCCAGAAGCCGCATAAATATTTTATTATGCGATCAAATGAGTTCATTTATGAAACAATAACTATTATTTCAGAAAAAACAAATTCTGATGAAATAATACAATACTTAGAACCTTTAGGTTATGATGTTATTAAAAAAACTAACTTTACATCGAAGGTAGTTGTACCTGCCAATCAAAGATATAATGTAATACAAGATATAAAACAAATATTTCCGGATGCAGAAATTTCAGATGATGGTAAAATGGTTAAGTATGATGGCGCTACCATACAGGTAAAACCTGCAGAAGCGCAAGGTGGTCGTCTTGAAAAAGAAGAAGGCCAAATCATAGCATTGGATTCTGCTATAAAAGAACGATTAAAAGGACTACCGAGCATATCACTGACAGTAGGCAAAAGGACTGTAGAGGCTGCTGGTCTTGTAAAAGTTCCAGGCACCGTAAAAGCAGATGCAGCCATAGTAGATCCATCTGGAACAGAAGTGGCTTGGATAAGCCTAAAGGATGGTAATAGTCCTAAAGGATTTGGTCAATGGGGCGGAGTGAGTCATCTAGCAAGAGATCCAGAAGTAGCAGATTTTGTGCAAAAACTTAAGGCCATAGTTGGGCAAGAAATGCAAAGAGGTCCCACATATGGTAAATTGATCACCAGCATTAACTTAAAAAATGCTGTTGTATTTGGTAAGAATTTTCAGAGTGGGCAAAACGGTCCCAGCAATGTAGACCTAGTGCTACAAGGTCATCCTGTTTTAGAAAAAACACAAGGTGGTGGATATGTAATCAAAGGAAATCATACTTGGAGTAATGGTGACACACCGGGCGATCAATATGATCCAGTGATGACCGTTAGATTCAGCGCAGATCGAAGTGATTTTGGTATCCGTTATGCTCGTGTCACTGCCTATCCTAATGGCGGTAGGGCTTGGAAATCTATAGATGAAGCGTATGATACAGTTATTAAACAACAATCACAGCAGGCCACTCAACCTATTCAAGAACCTAAAAGCATACAAAATATCAATAAACCTGTAGGTAGTAAAATTCCTATGGGTCAAGAACCACAACAAAATAATATAAGCACTTAAGTATAGTAGATACTAAATAGTTATATGGAAATATTACTATTAATGTTTCTGCTACAGGCCAAACATTGGTACGCAGACTTTTTCATTCAAACCTACGATCAAACAGTTAAAAAAGGTCTATACGGTGATCCTGTTGGTATAAGCCACAGTTTAGACCATATGTTATGGACAGTGATAGCACTGCTGTTATTCAGTTTGATACATGCTGTAGAACCTGTAATGATTCTAACAATTAGTATATTAGAAGGGTTCGCTCACTATCATATTGATTGGTTTAAGGTAAAATACGGAACTAAAAATATGATGGCTCCCAGATTTTGGAGAGAATTTGGCGCTGATCAAATGGCTCACCATATCTGTTATCTGTTTATCATTTGGTTTTTGTTATTACGCTGATGTAATGTATTTTAACTTGGCTTCCTATAAATATATATAACTTAGGAGCGAATATGAAGAAGATTGCGTTAGCATTGTTTTTCCTACCATTGTTGGCTCAGGCAGAGTTAGTCCAACAATTCAAAAGCCCCAGTTTCAATGGACAAAACTGGAGCAGCCATGTTCTTACTATAGACAGTATAGAAAAGGCACGTAAGGATAATATAGAAAGTCAAAAGAAATCAGAAGAGGCTAAATTGTTAGCCGAAGCACAGAATACACCATTGGCTCGCTTTATGAGCCTATTTACCAGTCAAGTATATGCTCAATTGGCCAGTCAACTCAGCACAAACCTATTCCAAAATAAATGCCAAGGTGCAGACGGATTAGCGATTCCAGGATGTGTAAACCCTTCAAGCGGAGTGTTTAGTTTAGACGGCAATACTATAACCTGGGTAAAAACAGATAAAGATGTTACTTTGACAGTGGTTGATAAAGCAGGCACGGTCACTGTTGTTAAAGTTCCTATAGCAAGTTTTGGATTCTAATATGAAGAACACTTTAAAATTATCAATATTAGCAGCAAGTATAGCCTTAGGTGGTTGTAATGCCATGCGTCCTGTTTTAGAGGCTAAATTAGATACTCCTCCCAGAGTTAGCCAAAACATGTTGAAAGACCTAAATACCATTCCAGCACCAATGGGTCCTCCAATCACTGTAGCGGTATACAACTTTAGAGACCTAACAGGACAACGTAAGCCAAGTAATACTTTAAGTTTGTTTTCATCTGCTGTTACACAAGGCGCAGAAAGTTATCTAATTAAGACATTGGCAGAAGCAGGCAATCGTCAATGGTTTACTGTGGTCGAACGTGTTGGTTTAGATAACCTACTAAAAGAACGTCAAATGATCAAACAGACTCGTGAGATCTATGATGGTGAAAAGGCCAAGATGCTGCCACCGATGACACTAGCAGGTGTTATCATTGAGGGCGGTATTATAGATTATAATTCAAACACACTGACAGGTGGTACAGGAGCACGTTGGTTGGGCATAGGGCCATATACTCAATATACACAAGATTTAGTCGTTATTAGTCTAAGACTGGTCAGTGTTCAAACAGGTGAAGTATTAACCAGCGTCACTATTGAAAAGAACTTACTTTCTACAGCAGAAGGTGTTACTACATTTAAATTCTTCAACACTGCCACAAGAGCCTTTGAATTAGACTCAAGTCAGACTTTTAATGAACCGGGCAACTATGCTCTACGTTCGGCCATAGAAGCGGGTGTAATAGAACTTATTCGTCAAGGAGAAAGCCAAGGACTGTGGAAATACAAGGAGCAAGTGAAACATAACTTGGTTTCGACACCGCAGCCCAAAACTGCCCCCCAGTCTACTGAATCAGCCCCAAATCAAGGATTGGTCGACTCCAGCGGCCAACCAGTTAAAACAAACTAATGAAGGACGGAGCGAACATGAAAAAAACACTATTAACACTGCTGATGATCTCAGCATTTCCGGTAGCAGCACAAACCACAGTGGCAGCACCAACCCCAACAACTCCCGTTGATCCCACAGTGGGAGTAATGGCTGGCACAGCCACAGCACTGACACAAAGTGCTACCAATCGTGTGTTCGTAGATCAAGACGGCGAACGTCCTAATGTCAGCATTACACAAACAGGTAGTGGCAATACAGCAGGCAGTGATTCAACCTATAGCAAAATTATAACAGGTATTGTGGATCGACTAAACGCAGGTGGTGTGCGTCAATATACAGTAAACAGTGCCATATACCTACGTGGCGACGATCATAACATTATATTAAATCAGGTAGGTAACAATAACACCATTGCTATGAAGGCCATAAGCCCAGATGTAGCAGCACAGGGAGTAGATATTACTATTCAACAATTAGGCAACAGTAATTTTGCTGATGTCCTATGCGGATCAGGATCAAGTTCAGCAGGAACAGCATTGACAGGTTGTAAAGATGCTGTGCTGAATTGGAAATTTACAGGTAATAGCAATACCATACAGTTTCGTGGCACAGGTGATGATCTAAACAGTCAAATCACAGTGACCAGTGGAAACAGCAATGAATTTAACATTGACTCTGTAGGTAATAAGCATAATCAAACTATCACCGTGGCAGGTAACTTCAATGTGTTTAATATCAGTCAAACAGGTAACAGCGCCTATGGTAGCAGTGTTTGGATGGATGTAAATGGAGCAAGTAATAGGTTCGCTATCAGTCAAGCAGGCACACAGGACAATGTAGTTAAAATTACCACTGTGGGCAGTAGCGGAGTTTGGAATATAATCCAAAGAACAACACCATAAGGAGTTGTCGTGCGTTATTACTTTTTAAGTTTATTATTTTGCGCCACCACGGCCTGGGCAGACATAGGTTCAGTTACAGAGATCACAGGCAGTGGCACAATAAAACGTGGTAAAGATTCTGTGACAATAGCCAAGGGAACGGTGATTCAAACTAATGATAAGATTGAAACAAAGAATGGCAAGGTTAAAATTACTTTTAAGGACAATACTACAGTATCAGTCACGGAACACAGTAGTTTGGTTATTGATGATTTTGTTTATGATCCTAAAAATGCTCAGGGAGGAAAACTTGGTCTAAAGGCCACTGGCGGCGCTGTGCGCTATGTAAGTGGTGCCATAGCCGGTGCTAACCCTAATGCTGTGAAAATTAATACACCAACTGCGGCAATCGCTGTGCGTGGCACTGACTTTGTCATGGCAGTCAATGAAGTAGGTGCATCAACTGTTATTCTTATGCCTCAGTGCGTAGGCGACGAGTGTAAAAGCGGGGCTATTGATGTAACCAGCGGTCCTAGCACCATTAATATGAATAGACCATATCAGGCAACCATGGTAGAAACAGCAGGTGCTCCACCGAGTCCACCTATAACGGTCAATCTGTTTAATACGCCAGTTGGCACAAACTTATTAGTAAGCCCACCGCCCACAATGAGTGGTGCTCCGTTGGTAGCAGCAGCAAGAGCAGCAGCAGCACAAGCAGGTGTTCCAGGAGTGAAGAAAGATGACTCAAAGAAAGAGAGCAAAGAAGAGAGCAAAGATGGTGGTGATAACTCAGAACAAGTCGCAAGTAACCAGGCGGCAGATGCTAAAAAGGCTCAACAAGCCCAGGCCTCTACTGACTCAAAAACCACAGTAGCACAGGCTGAAGTTAAAGAAGAAATTCCTGCATCAACTGCCAAGGAAGAAACCAAATCAGAAGATCCAGAATGGCTACGTAAAATATATAAAGATAAAAGTGAAACCAAACAGGTAGGTTGGGCAGTAGAATCAGTGAGTCAAAATGGTCGTAATGTTGCTCAGGTTTCACTACAAATGAACACACAAGTCCAAGTCAGTGTTACACAAGATATGATGAATATCAGTAACAATTTTAGTTCAGGACGCCCCCAAGGACAGATTATAATTAATCAAACATACAGATGAAATACGGATATAAATGGGTAACAGGATTTGGCATATTTGTTCTTATACTATGCCTAAGTTTAGTTTTTATAGCAGTCACTCCTGCACATGCCCAGTGGCGTGTTCAAGGCAGCGCTGATAATGGTTGGACAGTGGATGGCTATTGGAATAGTATTGCTATAGATGGCAATGGTAATAGTGGTGCTTGGTTTTATGCCTATACTTGGTTAAGATGGCCAGGCACTAACAACGGTATTAATAGAACTATAAACTTTGCCGCTGGCTATGATGATGAAGGATTTTTAAGGATTAATGGCCAGACCGTTGCTACCTATAACTGCTGTAATTATGGATTTGGTTCTTATACTGCTAAACCTGGTGATATTGTCAAAATAGAGTTTTGGGCTTACAACAGCGGAGGTCAAGACTGGAAATTTTGGGTATGGTGGGATCCAGAACTTGATGGAACTTATCAAGTTTTAGATAGTAATTATGTTATGGCAGTAGATCCCGCACAAGGAGGGGGTAGCGCCAATTGGTATAGCAGCAGTGAAACAGCCGCCGATCTCGCACAAAAAAACTCAGACCGTGCTCGTTTAGCAGCACTTCCTACAGGTAACAAAGTAAGCATTACACAAAGCGGTAATAACCCTACAGTAGATATTATACAAGAAGGTCCTGTTAATGTCATACAGGGTAGAGGTGGTCAAGGTGATGCTCAACTGATTGGAAACTTTAACACACTGAGAGTTCGTCAAGGAGATGGTGCGGGACGGAATCTTATAGAATTAGATGTAAATGGAACAAGCAATACTATTAGCCTATTACAAGGTTGGAACGGCACTTGGCCTAACGTATGGAAAGATGGCGTAGAGAGTGGCGGACATTTTATAGATTTGAAAGTTGTAGGAAGCACAAATACTGTACATTTTAATCAAACCAATGCAGGTGGTGCTAATTCAGGGCACTATAATCGAACTGAGATACTAGGTAATACCAACACAGTAAATGTTAATCAGGCCTGGGGAGCAGGTGTTTATCATACATTTTATGCGAATATCTCAGGTAATAGCAATTATATCAATGTGCTTCAAGGAGCAGCAGGTGCTCAATTTATGGATCTAGTTGTAGCAGGTTCGGGTCACACAGTAAACGCCACACAAACAGGAACAGGTAGCCATCGCGCCACAATCAACCTAGCCAATGCAGGTGGTGCTTCTACACTAAATCTTACTCAGCAAGGAACAATTAATCAAGTCTATAACATCACTCAAGCCTGCGCGAATATGAGTGGCTGCTCCGTAACAGTAACACAGGGTTCGCCATGAACGTAAACAATTTACATAAGGAAATTTGTCTACAAATATTTCGTGTAATTGAACTATGTTATAGTCAAGGCGTAACAACAACCTGGCGTGACATTTATCTATTTCTTAGACTACCTAAAAATATTTGGGAAGGTGACTCTGATTTAGATGAAAAAATCATAGTATCTTCAGATCAAGAGTTAGAAATGATCCGTGATCTTTTATTGGCAAACTTCTCTACAAAACATTAAATACAAACATAGGATCCTTACAGCAAACTATTTGGCCTTCTTAATCGCTACGTGTAGCGTGTAGATCTCCCAAAACGGATCCTGTTTATAAAGCAACTACATGAAAAAATTCTTATTAGTATTGTTGTTATTTTCATTCACTGCTCATGCTCAACAAACTGCCTATAAGGCCGTAATGTGCGCAGACACTCAATCTGTCATTACTGCTCTCACTGGAAAGGAATATAAAGAAAAACCATTCTGGATGGGAGTTGATCAAAAGGAACACACCTACAGCATATTCTATAACAAAGAAACTTCAGGCTGGACTATAATTGAGTTTAAAGGTAAGACTGCCTGTATCTTAGGTGCCGGTGAAGAAAGCCAACTAAGTCAAGAATTAAGCGGTAAAATGTAACACAGGGAGACGCAATGTTAGAAACTTGCTGCGATGTTTTAGCAGAAGCATACCATCGTAATTGGATTACCAGTAGAGACGGTAATCTCAGTATTAGATATCACGATCGTAATCATTTTTATATAACACCAAGTGGTGTGCGCAAACAAAAACTACAATACGACATGTTCAAAAAGATTCGTATTGCCAATAAGGGTACGACAGAATATCCTGAAGTTATAGAACAAGATGATATCAGTGGTAATTTACAGCCCAGTGGAGAACTGCCATTACATTGGGGACTACAACGCCAGATGGGACAGCACTCGGAAGATATTCGTGTGGTAGTTCATCTTCACCCAACATACACCATAGCAGCCATGCACCGTGGCATAGTGCTACAAGATCTGGTTAAAGACTTTCCTGAACTCAGTCGTTATACCAAGGTAGCACCTAATGTAGGAGATGTTGCTCCAATCAGCCAAGAACTAGCAGACGAATGCCACCGTGCCTTAGAATTAGATCAGTTCGGCAATATTGCCTATGACATAGTGGGTATTAAGGGACACGGTGTAGTTGCTATAGATACTACACCATGGCGAGCATTTGAACACATAGAACGCTTGGAACATATTTGCCAAATAGTCTTGGCCAGCGGTGTTAAATAGTGTATAATCGTTGTTTAGGACAAATACACAAGGACACACTATGAAGTATTTAATTGCTACGTTTGTAGCCTTTGGGCTACCAATTCTGATCGGCATTGGTTTATATTCTATCAAAGATCAGCACCATGCTGTAACCAATATATGTAATGAACAATTTTACCCAGATCTCTGCGGTAAAAAGACTGACAAAGAATCTTAATTTTTAACAGGAGACACAGACTATGTTTGGACTTATTAAATTCCTCATTGCTCTATATCGTGCTTTCGTAGCACTACTTGATCCCAATCGTAATGCTCTAAAAGATGCTCCACCACAGATCAAATATATCACCAGTGTGTTACTGGCCAGTTTTTGGGCAGTGGCATTTAGTCTGTGGGCAGGAGAACTCTATTTCATCGGCTATAATGTAATTGGACATGTAGCGGTAGTAAGTATGGCATTTGCCACTTGGTTGGTATTCCGTCACTTTAGAAAGACCTATACTAAAAGGTCGGAATACGATCTACTACGTGATCCTAACCGCTTGCCCAAATGTTACGAACTAACTGATGAAGAGAGACTACAGGCCGCACAGAAAGCAAGTTTTCAAAATTAAACCAAATCCCTGTATCTCGGCATTAAATATTCCATATTATGGCAACTATAAAGGCACAACATGGAATCAAGATACAGGGAACTAGAACACCTCATCACTAAATTTACCAGGCAAATACCCGATACTGAAGAATATAACACAAGACTAGCAGAAGAATTAGAACTAATAGCACAACTAGGTTTTGCCAAACACTTTCTCAGAGTTAGAGAAATACTGGACCTAACTCGAGACATTCCACACATAACCAGAGGTTCAGCAGGCTCAAGCCTGATCTGCTATCTAATGGCTATATCAGATGTAGATCCTGTTAAGGAACGCATACCCTTAGCACGTTTTATGAATCCTAAGCGTGACGACTTACCAGACATAGATCTAGACTTCCCTCACTGGCAACAAGAAACTGTGATGAACAGGATCTACAAACGATGGCCAGGACAATCAGCCCGTGTGTCAAACTATGTAACCTATAAAGAAAAATCTGCCATACGTGAGGCCGCTAAGAGATATGGTGCCAAGGGTAGACTACCTCGCAATATTGATCTCGATAAGGTTGTGCCCGAGTTTGCCGAAGATGCCAAAAGGCTAGTTAAAAAACTACTAGGTAAGAAACGCTGTATATCTAAACACTGTGGTGGCATACTGATCTTCGATCGATCAGTGCCTAAAAGCCTAATCAATGCCGAGAATCAAATTCTACTGGACAAGTATGAAATTGAAGATCTTGAACACTTTAAAATAGACATACTTGCCAATAGAGGACTGAGTCAACTATGGGAAATAGAACAACGTTCATTGTCTGACTATCCCGAACATGATGAGGCTACCAGCGAACTATTATGTCGTGGTGATATACTGGGTGTGACGCAGGGAGAAAGTCCTGCTATGAAGCGTCTGTTTCGTGCTATTCGTCCTAAGAGCAAGAGTGACTGCACCTTAGCCACAGCACTAATAAGACCTGTGGCTACACAAGGTCGTCGTAAGGCTTCATTCTTTCAAGACTGGTCAAAGGATGGATTTCAAGATACCATAGTGTTCGAAGATGATGCCATAGAACTTATATCAGAAATTCTAGGCTGTGATACGTATACCGCAGACATGTGGCGCCGTGCCTTTGCCAAAAAGAACGAAGAAAAGATGTTTGAGTTCCTACAACTAGTAGGGGATCATCCACGTAAGGACGATGTGTTTATGGCGCTGAAAGAACTGAGCCATTTCGGCCTATGTCGTGCTCATGCTATAAACTTAGGTAGACTAATCTGGGCTCTGGCCTATCAGAAGGCACATAATCCCGAAGCATTTTGGCGTGCTGCTCTAAAACATTGTCAAGGATCATATGCTCGTTGGGTCTATTGGCAAGAAGCAAAGTTAGCAGGTGCTGTGCCTTCCATAGGTCAAGGTGGTGAAATTGAGGATCTAATGAAAATGGGTCGGTGGCGTTCAAAGAGTTTTATACCTGTGTGCCAAGAAGTACGCAAGCCTGGGCAGGTAGAGTTCTGTGGATTGGTAGCAAACTATCGTGTGTTTAAATCAAAGCCCAAAGAGTATATCACATTCGTCACACTGGGCACAGGCAATGGTCGTTACTTGGATGTGGTTCTACCTCATGCTGTGAGCCTACATGAACACCCTATCATATGGGGAACGGGCAAATTGGGGTATAAAAATAACACAGAATATGTTACAGTATACAAGCATAAAAGAATCAAACTACAAGAATTAGTATGAAATTAAAATTGGCTTTGTTCAATCATCACCCTGAATGTAGTATCGACTGCTGTAATGGCATGGTTGAAGCATTGTCACCTTATTATAAGATTGATCTATTTACAAAAGAACAGTTTAACCGCGTCATTCTTAAAGACTACACTGCTGTAATGTTTCCAGGAGGTATTGGAGATAGTCATACTCATTATAATTTTTTTACTCGACGTCAAGGAAATATGATGGCAGAGTATATTGAATATGGAGGAAAGTATCTAGGCATATGCATGGGAGCATATTGGGCAGGCCCTTGGTACTTTGATCTACTAGAGAATATCGATGTTGTTCAATATATAAAACGTCCTGGTGCAGATGTGAAACGATCGTACGCTACAACTGCTGATATAACTTGGTATGATGAACACTACGACATGTTTTTCTATGATGGGTGTACTTATATAGGTAATGAGAGGACATTTGAAACGATTTCAAGATATGCCAACGGCGATCCTATGGCAATCATTCAAGGTAATATCGGACTAATTGGATGCCACCCCGAAAGCCAAAATTATTGGTACAGGAAGAAATTTATGAAAAATCGATGGCACAATAATCAACATCATGAACTTCTTTTAGATTTTGTAAACACATTGATAAACAAATGATTAAATCACGACTACAAATATATACAGGTAAAGATGTTAAAGACCCTGCCTACATAGTGGGAGAACGTGCCGCACTGAAAGAACTGGCACAGGCCCTGATTCAGGCCGCAGATAG